TCGCGGCCGACACCAGGTGCATCTGGGACGGCACGACCGGTGGTACCACTCCGTGGGCCACTGTCGGTGTCGCTCCGGTGATCGGCGCGCTCGTCGTGCCTTCAGCCACCGTCGCGGGCAGGGTCAAGTTCCTGCCGGCGTCGACGGCGCCGTTCCTGGGATGGCAGATCCTCGGGACGCTGCTCAGCCTGCCTGGCTCACCGCTTCCGACCTTCGGGGCGAACGCTGCCGCAGGTGACCTATTCGACGTCGCACTAACGTTCGGCGCCCGAGCGTAAGGGAGGAGGAAGTCAATGCCCGTCTACGCACCATCAGGATCAGGCAACGTCCACATCGACGTTGTACTCACGCAGATCAGCGTTGCGTGGCCGAACGAAGGACTGGTTGGACAGGTCCTCTTCCCGTCGGTCCCGGTCAACAAGCAGTCCAACAAGTACTACATCTTCCAGGGTCGCGAGGGCTGGTACCCAGCACTCGACGACGCCCGTGCTCCCGGTACCGAGGCCAACGAGCTTCCCGGCCTTACGGTTTCGACCGGAAGCTACTACTGCCAGGAGCACGCGCTCCAGATCGCAGTAACTGACGAGGAACGGGAGAACGCGGACAGTCCGCTGTCGCCCGATGTCGACGGCGCTGAGATGCTGGCCAGCAGGGTGGCTCTCGGCAAGGAGTACCGGATCTACAACCTGGTCACGACAGCGTCGAACTACCCCTCCGCGCTTACCGTGGCCTTGGGTGACGCTGCAACGGCGAGCTACGGGCCTCACTGGGACGGTCTGACCAACGCGGGAGCTGCGACGGCGACGCCGCCAACGCCCGTGAGGGACATTCGACAGGCGATGCGCGCGCTCCACAGGACCTCGTTCCTGAACGCCAACCTCGCTATCATTCCCTACCTGGTGATGTCGGCGCTCGAGGATGCGACGGACTTCATCAACCGCATCCAGTACGTCGAGCGTGCCATCCTGACGCCCGACCTGGTCGCGTCGCTTCTGTCGCTGAGCAACGTTGTCGTGCCGGGCTTCGGTATCGCGACCAACAACCCCGGTCAGACGCTGGCGCTGTCGTACCTCTGGAACAAGGAAGTGCTGCTGGCGTACAACCCGCCGCGGCCCGGCCTCAAGGTACCTGCCTACGGGTACCAGTTCACACAGGGCTACAGCGGTGGTGGCGGAGGTGGCCTCGGCTTTGGCTCTGGCGCGTTCTCCGGCGAGGGGATCGACAACGGCCCTCACGGGAATCTCAACCCGACCAGCGGCGACACTTCCAGGTCCAGCAACCTCACAGGGAGCATCGTCGACAGGTGGCGGGAAGAGCGTCGGGCTTCCGACATCGTCCGTCTTCGTCAGCGGTACGATCTCGAGCTGATCGGGCTCGACTCGAACAACAAGTCCATCTGCGGCTTCCTGTTCACCACTGCCGTGTCCAGCGGCTTCGCGTAGGGAGGAGGAATCATGGCAACTCAGTACGTAACGTACGCTCAGGGCCTCCACGCCAAGGACGCTGATCCGGAAGGCTACGACCCCTTCGAAGTGGGCGCCGAAGTCAACAAGGGCATGTTCGAGCCTGACGACTGGGACTACCACATCACCCACGGCAACATCGTCCGCAAGGGCGGGCCAAACGATCCCGAGGTGCTCGCCGCGGCCAACGAGCCTGAGGAGTACAACGAGGCCGACGAGGACCCGCGCGACACCGAGATCAGGCGTCTCCGTGAGGCGCTGGAGCTGTACACCGGCCGCGGTCAGACGCCTGCACCTGCGACGCACCTCAGCGATCTCGCCGACGCCGAGAACGCGGCTCAGGCCGAGGAGGACAGGAAGAGGTCCGGACCGAAGGTACCCGAGCCCAAGTCGGCCGACAAGTAGCGGGAGGAGGTAGCCTTCGTGGCTGCACGCATCACTGCCAGCATGGTACAAACATGGCTCGAGACCACGAAGGCTACCATCTCCTCGATCGACGCAGTCCTAGAAGGTCAGCTCGCTGCTGAGATCCTGGGCAGGCTAGCACAGACCTTCTCACAAGCAGTAGTAGGGACTTGGGTTGATACTACTACTACTCCGGCGATCGTACAGCAGATCATCGCCATGTATTACGCAGGCTGGTACTACGATCGTCAGTTCTCGGAAGTGGTCACCGACGAGAGCCAAACATCCTACGGTGCAACTCTTAGGCAGTGGGCATCTACGCTACTGGAAGACGTGATTCGCGGATCTGTCGAACTCGCGGATGTAGCAGCTGTGCCTAGTGCGGGTGTCAAGTTCTACCCGACCGACGCAAGCTCGACAAGAGATGCAGTTCGTGTCAACACTGACTGTAACGACTTGTCACTAGGGCCTGCTAAGTTCGGAATGAGTAAGGTGTTCTGATGCCAGCATCCATGAAGGGCGGCATCAGGTTCGACAACATGGTCAACCTGGGCTACTCGTTCACTCCCTCGCTGGCTATGTCTGCTAAGCAGTTCAACAAGCTCGACGTTGACATTCGTTCCTTCCGGGAGCCACTCAAGCGGTCGATTCAACGTGTCATCGCTCCGTCGATAGGCCAGAACTTCGTCTCCAACGGGCGCCCTGACGGTTGGGTTCCTTACGCTGACGATACAGTCACTATGAAGATGAGCGACCCCAAGAACAAGTTCGGTCCTGAGAACATGTTGCGCAGGTCAGGGCTCCTGTGGAAGACGATGCAGCAGTACAACATTTGGACCGTGACGCGAACACAGGCAGCGATTCTGGACTTGCCAAGCAAGGTCTGGTATGGTGCACTTCATCAGGGAGGCTTTGGCGTACGCGCTTCTGACGTGAAGCCTGCCAAGGAAGGCAGCATGTTCTTGTCGCCTCAGGAACTACATGACATGGGTGCCAGGGCTAAGGTGCAGATCCCAGCAAGACCATTCGCAATGTTTCAGACACGCGACATTGACAAGGTGCAGGAAGTCTTTGCCGACTGGTTGCAAGAGCGCGTTGATGCACGACTGGCAGGCTACAAGGTCGTACATGGGACGGTGAGAGCTAAGTTATGCCTCCCACTGCCAGTGCAGAGATTGTCGCCAGTACTATCTTCAACATCATCACTGCACAGAAGATTCCACTTGGTATTGCTGATACGTTCTACGGCGACCAGACGCAGCTACCTCGTACACCAGCGGTTTGTGTCTCACCTGGAAACAAGACGCGCGACTACGAAGGTGCATCCTTCGCCACGAAGAACGTGTTTGAAACGTACGTGTACGTGTACTATGGCAAGATCCAAGATGTGCAAGTGAACTTGCACGCAGCGCAGGCTTTGGCCGACGCCATCGAGCCTGTAGTGCATGCAGACGTTACACTAGGCGGACTTGTTATCGGTACGCTCTGCACGCAGAATGAACCTGGCGTCATCAACAAGATGGGCTCATTGCTGATGGGTAACAGGATGACGTTCGAGTCCTTCAGCAAGACGAGGCTCCCGTAAGGAGGTAAGTTGCCGTACATAGTGAAAGTCGACCACCCCAGCGCGGGAGACCAGGACGTCTACATCCACGGTCTGGGAACGTTCCGTAACGGGACGGAGACCACAGTCGACGACGATCAGGTGATGCGCTTCTGCATCATGACCGGTACGCAAGTGCAGGGGATCTTCAACGACGAAGGCGAAGTCGTTGCTCCTCACGATGAGGATGGCAGGTCCGAGGTTCGGTTCATACATGGACGTGAGCCGCACGAGCTTGACATCCACGGCGTCACGGTTACCAAGAAGGAGGAGAAGCCATCGGCCAAGACGCCGACGACTCCTGCTCCTAAGACTGGAGAGGAGGGTACCAAGTGACGTATGGTATGGGCGCAGGTGGCCTAGTTGGAGTCGCCTTCGAAACCGTCTCCGGAACCTACACGGCACCGACGAAGTTCATTCCGATCCTCAACGAGTCACTAGAGCTCAAGATCCAGAACATCTACCGTACGCCGATTCGGCAGTCGGCAGCTCGGATCGGTGTCGTGCCTGGTGACTTCTCCGTCGAGGGCTCGATCACGCTGGAGGCCCTCGAGGACTGCGCCCTGTACTTTACGGACTGCAGTCGCGCCTCGGGGATCAAGACCGGTGCGACGAACTTCGTCTACACCTTCACTCCAACGTCCGTCGCTGTGCCACCGAAGACCATGTCGATCACGGTGGTCAGGAACGGCGTCATCTTCGGCTACACAGGTTGCGTGGTTGGCAAGTCGACGTTCACCGTGAACAACAACATCATGGAGAACACGTTCGACATCTTCGGTCTGACAGACGCTAGCCCGTCGCCTGCTCTGACGCCTGTCTGGCCGACCTCGGTTCCGTACGGTCCGGGTTCATGGTCAGTTCAGATCCCCAACCCGACGGCCGTCTTCGACATGGACACCTTCTCGTTCGAGATCGACGACGCGGGACAGGAGAACTTCCGCCTCAAGAACCAGCGTGGTGCCCAGTTCGCCAGCTTCGGTGAGCGGACGTGCCAGATGACCGCGTCGAGGGACTTCCTCGACGCGACCGACTACACAGCGTTCAAGGCCGTGACTGGTCAGAAGGCCACCATCATCGCGTCGAACGGCGCTAACAACTCCATCCAGTTCGACCTGTTCAACGCGATCAAGGACGTATACCAGGTTCCGCTATCAGGCGTCGGCGATCTGATTCGTGCATCCATCACCTACCAGACCGTGCTGGATGGTGCAGGCGCGGAGTACGACATCATCTACAAGACGCAGGAAGTCATCACACCGTAGTACACAAGATCCAGAGGGAGGATCTGCAATGCCCAAGGCAACAGTTTCAACCGAGTCTCAGCACTTCGACCTCAGTTCATGTCCTGGCGGTTGGGTCGACATCAAGCGGATGACGCATGGTCAGCGACTTCATCGTCAGGACATTGCTATGTCGATGTCTATGACTGCTGACACCAAGCACAAGACGGCGACGATGGGCGTTACACCGACGCAGACCAGGGTCGCTCAGTACGAGTTCAAGACCTGCGTCGTCGACCATAACCTCGAGGACGAGCAGGGACGTAAGCTCAACTTCAGCAACCCACAGGACGTCGAGCAGCTCGACGGCCGAATCGGCGAGGAGATTTCCGAGCTGATCGACACGATGCACGACTGGGAGACCGACCTCCCAAACTCGATCGTGAAATCCGACGTCGTGTCTTCGGAGCTGGTAAGTCCCGCGAAGAGCTAGACGCAGTCGGTTGGGCTTCGGAAGAAGAACAGCTAGCCGAGCAGTTGTTTGGGCTTACCGTCTTGTGCACAGAGTTCCATTGCTTGCCTGAAGCTGGAGGGTGGCTTGATCAGGATTCATTCATCGCTCACGGAATGGACCTGACAATGGCTGCCATGAAGGCCAAGGAACAGATGGACCAGCACCAGGCAGAGCTCAAGCGTGGTCAAGTTCCTGGGAGGTGAGAAGTGCCGCTAGGTGTCAGGGAAGTACTCCTCGTCGTACGGGCACAGAACATGGGTTCTGGCGTACTACGGAATCTGGCTGGCGACTTCAACAACCTGAACGGGGCAGCCAAGAAGGCCGCTCAGCAGCAAATGCAGACAGGCTCGTCGCTCATGGCCGTCGGTGTAGCTATCGGCGCCGTCGGAGCGGCGGGCCTTGTCTTCTTGGGCAAGGCGACTTCTGCCGCAGTAGAGTACAACAAGCAAGTCGCCTTGACCAAGACCCAGATGTTCGGTGTCAAGGCCACCTTCGATCAGGTGTCCGAAGCTGGTCTTGCCACTGCTAGGTCGATCGCGGTACCTCTGGATCAGATCCAGAGCGGCCTGTATGACATCTTCTCGTCGATGGATGTTAATCTAAACCAGGCTAAGTTCCTCCTCAACAACTTCTCGAAGGAAGCTGTAGCAGGCCAGGTAGACCTCTCGGTAGCTGAACGTGCCACTATCGGCATTATGAATGCCTACCGGATGAAGGTTCAGGATGTCACAAAGGTGCAAGACATCATGTTCAACCTGGTCAAGTATGGAGTCGGTACTTATGGCGACTTCGCCAACGCGATTGGACGTGTAACAGGTCCAGCTGTTAGGCAGAACCAGACCTTCGAACAGACTGCTGCCCTGATGGCTTTCGTCACTAGGAACGGTCTGTCTGCTAGCCAGGCAGCCTCTACAGTTGGTCGTGCTCTAGACGCTCTAGGCAAGTCACGTCGTAAGATTCAAGGTCTAGGTGCTACGGTCGAAGATGCGCTAGGCGACAAGACCGCACACAAGCTAGGCTTCACTCACGACCAGATGATCAAGGTCACAGACGCTGCTGGTCGCATGCTTCCTATTAACCGGATCATGACCAACCTAGGAATGGCTCTTAAGGGCCTGAACCCTACGCAGCTCAACGACGTCTTGACTGCAATGTTCAAGGGCACTGGCGGAACGATTCAGGCGATGAGGTTCTTCGACATCGCTATTCACAACTTCGGCCAGTTGAACACCATGGTTGGTAACATGTCTAAGAGTAAGGGTGCACTCAAGGCCGCTTATGACATTATGTCTAACACCCCTGCGGCTAAGATACAACTGCTCAAGAACAACTTCCAGGCATTCATGATCGTACTAGGACAACAGTTCCTTCCGATCGTAGGACGTGTCGCAGCCGTATTGAGTACCTTCTTCAAGTTCCTGGGTACGGTTCCGAAGCCGTTCATCAAGATCATGGCTATCGTCATAGCAGTGACGTCTGTCATGTTGCTACTGACAGGTATTGTACTGACAGCGGTAGGTGCATGGTTGGTCTTCACTGCTATCTTGGCAGCGACCGAGATTGCGTTGCTCCCGATAGCGGTTACGATTGGTCTCGTAATTGCAGCTGTAGCAGCACTGGCTGTTGCTGCGTACCTAGTCTACAAGTACTGGGATCCAATCAGCAAGTGGTTCCACGACATGTGGTTCGACATGTGGCACTGGATCGACCACATCCTTGGTGTCATTCGCAAGTCCCTATCGAATGCGTGGGACTCCGTAGCAGGCGTCACTGAGGTTGCCTGGAATAAGGTCTATGGTGCGATCAAGGGTGTATGGGATAAGATCACAGGCATCTTTAGTGGCATCACGAGTTGGATCTCATCCAACTTCGACGGCTGGTGGAAGACTCACGGTGACGCTGTCAAGTTGGTCTGGCAGCACATGTGGGGCGGGATCGTTGACCAGACCAAGTCGTTCTGGAATATGATCGTCTCGATCTTCCACGTCTCCTCGGATATCATGAAGCAGATCTGGGGAGGTATCACCCAGCTCGCTAAGGATGCTTGGGATATCATCTCGGGTTACACTAGGGTCTTTTGGGCCCTGTTCAGCTTTATGGCCAAGACGGGTATGGCAGCCTTGACGCTGATCTTCAGAGTCGCTTGGGCTGTCATCGAGGGCATCTTCCGTATCGCTTGGACTATCTTGTCGAACGTGTTCAAGATTGGTTGGGCTGAACTAGTAGCTGCTGCGAAGATTGGCTGGGCAGGTATCACAGCGACCGTGAAGATCGCTTGGGATATCATCGTCGCCATCTTCAGCGTCTTCCTCGACATCATAACAGGTCACTGGCACACAGCCCTAGTCGACATACAGAACCTGGGCAAGCAGATCTGGAACAACATCAAGGGGTTCCTGATCGCATCGTGGAACGCTATCAAGGGCGCAGCAGGTCCAGTCTTCAACGCCTTGAAGGCTATTGTCGTAGGTGTCTGGCATTCGATATACGACACCACACAGTCTGTCTGGCACAGCATCCTCAGCTTCCTGAACAGGGTCTGGGATAACACGAAGTCAGGTGCCAGAGCGACTGTAAATGGTCTGAGTACCATCTGGCACGGGATCGAAGACATCTTCAGGAAGCCAGTCAACTTCGTTATCGGTACCGTTTACGATAACGGCATCAGGCGCCTATGGAACGACGTCATGGGCGCTATCGGGCTGAAGCGTTTCAACCTTCCGAACATTGCTATGATGGCGGCAGGTGGTCGACTAGGGGGCTTCGGAGGCGGCGACAGGATCCCAGCACTGCTGGAAGCTGGCGAGACTGTAATCGACAAGCACAAGTCTCGTAACTACGCCTGGCTCTTCCGTATGATGGGAGTCAAGGGTTACGCTTCAGGTGGTCAGGTCCCACCAGCAGTTGCTAGGTTCGGCGCTTCAGTTAATCCTTCAGGACCTGCGCTCGGACCGCTTCAGGGCGTGCTTCACCTCGCAGGTGCTGCAGGTAAGATGCTAATGGCAGCTGCTACTGGGAACTCAACAGCCTTCACCAATGCACTCGTAAGCGCACTTGGCATCAAGAATGGCGCAGGCAGCCAGCTCGCATCGATGGCAGCTACTCTCCCTGTGGCACTTGCGAAGAAGGCAATCGGGGGCCTGTGGCATTCAATCACGGGCAGTGCCAGTGGTGCAGGGATCAACTACAAGGCCGGCGCAGGCGTTGCTCAGTGGAGGGGCTTGGTCCTACGTGCTCTTGGTATGGAAGGTCTGTCACCGTCGCTAGTGGGTGCTGTCCTCTACCAGATGCAGACAGAGTCCGGGGGCAACCCACGAGCCATCAACTTGACCGACATCAACGCGCAGCATGGTGACCCGTCGCGTGGCTTGATGCAGACGATCATGGCTACGTTCCTTGCCTACCACTGGCCTGGTACTTCGTTCGATATCTACAACCCACTAGCCAATATCGCTGCGGCTCTGAACTATGCTAGTCACGGTGCAGGATTCGGCTCAGGCAAGGGTCAGCTTGGTTCTGGTCACGGATACGCTCGAGGCACAGGTGGTGCTGAGGCTGGTTGGGCCTGGGTAGGTGAGAATGGCCGGGAGCTAGTCTACTTCAATGGTGGCGAGACGGTCCTTCCTCACAACAGGGGCTATGCCAAGGGAACAAGGAGGGCGAAGATTCCGCAGTCCGAGATCAACTCGGGTCTGTCACTCTTCGCGTCTTATGTTCAAAGTGGTCTTCTGTCACTAGCGAAGATTCAGTCTGAACAGACAACTTTCCTTCGTACGATTGCTAAGTACTACAGCGGTTCCGCGTTGCACTGGCGACAGGCTGCGGTTCAACGTCAAACTAAGGCGATGGAGAATGCTTCCAAGCAGCTAACTACCCTTCAGAACAACGCCAAGGCCGCATCTGCGTACGCTGCTTCAGTGACGTCGAATCTGAGTGGCTACGCTGCACTGTCCGGTATCACTCTGCCTGGCTCAACGTCTACTGCATCAGGTGCAATTCGACCTACTGGTGCAGCCGCTGCGGCTACAACCATCCAAGGGCAGCTACACCAGAAGCTAGCGAACTTGAAGAAGTTCGCTGCAATACTTGGGCAGCTCCGTCGTAGTGGTTTGGCCTCGTCGCTCATTCGACAGATCGTAGACATGGGCCCTGATGACGGTCTCGCCTACGCACAGGCGATACTCGCGACTGGCCGATCTGGAATCCTCGACATCAACAAGACGCAGGCTGCGATCAACGCTACGGCAGGCTCTGTAGGTAAGGCAGCCGCTGCAGCTGTATATGGTCAAGCCGCTGTTGACGGTTTCAAGGCGCAGCAGAAGCAGCTGCAAGCCATTATGAGGATGCTGGGCAAGGAGCTTGGTGTCGAAGCTGCTAGGTGGCTACACGTGCCAAAGGGTAAGCTTCCGAAGGGCTACGCTACAGGCACGAACTGGGCTTCACCAGGCGCACACTGGGTCGGTGAGAATGGTCCCGAGCTACTTCAGTTCAGGGGTGGTGAGCGTGTCACTCCTGCAGGGCACGGACAGACGATCATCATCTACACCAACGAGATCGACCCGCGTAGGCATGCTGCTGAATTGGGCTGGGAACTTGCAAGGAGGTCAGCGTAGTGGCTCCTTCACTGAACGACTACGAGTTCCAGTTCGATGACACAGGCACTACACTCAACACCGACGACATGGGCTTGCCCTTCATCGACATCCTTAGCGTTGACGGTATCGATACTGCACCGTTGCGGACGTCGACAGATGAGCATCAGGGTATGGACGGTACTTACGTCGACTCGCCGTTCATGTCAGCACGGACGATTGTCTTGTCAGGGAACTTGTACACTGATCCTGGCGACACCGACACGTTGCTAAATCAGTTGCGTGCCGACTACAACCAGGATGATGTTCGGCCGTTCTACTTCCAGCTACCTGGACAGCGTACCAAGTTCATCAACTGTCAAGGCGGCGGGCTTCGGTACGCTGTCGACGGTGGTAGGCGTTCAGGTGTAACTGTCGTACAGTTCACACTGGTAGCTGAAGATCCTTACATCTACGATGTAGGACCTACAAGCTCTACGGTATCTGTACCGACATTGTCGATCTTGGGTACGTCGTTTAATGCCTTGTTCAATATGGGCTTCGGCGGGGCATTGCCGAACTTCGGTGCTACAGTCACGAACCAAGGTTCGCATACGGCCTACCCTTATATCACCATCACAGGACCTGTTACCAACCCCGTTCTAGTCGACAGCAACAGCGGCACCACGATGGCGCTCAACATCACGTTGTCGGCTGGCGATGTCTTGACGATCGATACTAGGCTGAAGTCGATTATACTGAACAACTTTGTTAGTCGTCGCACAGCGATGGCAGGCAGGCAGTGGATCAGTGTTCCGCCTGGGATCTCCGATACCATCTCGTTCACAGCGGACTCGGGAACAGGTTCCTGTACCGTAAAGCTCTACAACACGTACTACTAGGAAGGTGCCATGACTGCAGTCAACCCGCCATGGGCCTGCCAGGGTCGTACTGACCACCCAGCTGCGCTGGTCAGGATGGCCCAGGCTGGTGCTACTGGTGCTCCGTTCGCTCTAGGTGGTACCTCTCCTGCTGGTGGTGTAGATCCTTACTTCGGTCAGGCGCTGGCTATCACCGGTCTAGCATCGCTGAACGTTCAGGTCGGTACGGGTCTCGTATTCATGCCTAACACGACGGCTTGGAACGGTCAGTACGCTGGTTACAACTCAGCTACGTTCAACGTTGCTCTAGCAGCTGCTTCGAGTACTCAGTGGCGACGTGACCTCATCGTCGCTCAGTGTACTGATCCTGGTGACAACACAGCGAACTGGAACGTCGTAGCTGTCACAGGTACGTTCTCCTCGTCGGCGCCTGGTGCTCTTCCTGCTCAGCCTGCGAACTCGATTCTGCTAGCAGTCGTCAACTTCGTTCCGAACATGACCGTTACGAACGGTGGCGGCACAGTCGTCGACTCGCGAGTCATGAACGGGCTCAAGGGTGTCTGGCCAACTACGTCAGCTCTGAGGCCGTCGTTGTCCTGCCCCAACGGTACGATGTGGTACGAGTCGGACACGCAGTCACTGGGTGTCATCATAGGCGGTGCGTACCGCTACATCAACGTGTCGGCACCTGCTGTGCAAGATCCTTGGCACAACTTCAACCCGCTAGCGGCTGGCTGGTCAGTTCCTGTGAACGGCTACGCCAAGTACAGGAAGACGTTCGACAACGAAGTCCAGATCGAAGGTGCCATTGCGACAACTGTGGGCACGTCTGGTACCTTCACGACGATTACGGCGTCAGCGCTACCTGCTGGATACCGTCCTGTGAACGACCACATCTTTCCAGTCACTACAGACCAGATCGCAACTTCCCCTACTACGAACCAGTCACCTAAGGGTAAGATAATGACGACTGGTCATATCCAGCTACAGGCTATCTCCTCATCAGCGAACTTTATCTGGTGGGAAGTTCGCTGCCCACTGGACATCTGATGGTAGCACAGTACACGTACTTGGCGACGGACCTGGTAACCAATGCCGTTCTGGGCGAGCTACCTGTCAACAACGTCGCTCTGGACTGCCAGCTGAACAAGCCAGGCAACATGAACGCCGGCATGCACTTGAACGATAAGCGTATACCTAACGACGAGCTTATCGCTCGGACTGTTCCAGGCAAGACGGCATTCTGGGTGTACAGGGAGAACCAGATCGTCTGGGGCGGGATCATTTTGTCTCGTGAGTACCAGTCGAATGGCAAGTCGTTGACCTTGACAGGCCAAACGTTCGAGTGCTATGCGACTAGGAGATACCCGCGTCTGATCCTTGGCAAGACCACACAGACTTTGGTTCTAGGTCAGGCAGCAGCGGTGGACTACCTTTGGCACCAGTTGCAGAACATTACCGCAGGTAACATCGGTGTGAACCCTCTAGCCGTCGTGCCTGCAATCGATCCTGCCGTTCAGCTCACTATCAACGGGTATGACTTGTCAAACTCGTATGACGACTTGATCCAGTCCGTAGTGACTCAGAGTGCTGGACCTGACTACACTATCGCTTGGTATGAAGATGGAAATGGGTTGCCTCAGAAGCAGCTAGTCGTTGCAGCACCGATAGGCAACCCAATCGGCCAGACCGACCTAACAGTTGACTACCCTGGGCCGATAGCTGACTACATTTACACCGAGAACTCGTCGTCAGGAAACAAT